TTAAGAATGTAATTATCTTTCAATCTTGACCAACTCCCCGAAAATGACCCTAAATATTGCTATATCTTTTTTTAAAGTCCAGCACCGTTCACCATCGGCAAATTTTTTTTAAATAAAATAGGGGGGCTCAGTACGATAACGAACCATCCGAATTTATTTTGTATCTTTTTTTCTGCGAAGAACCGAAGTGTTCCTTGTTATGACACGTTTGGCACAGCAGTTCGAGGTTGTCGAAACTGTATGCAATGGTTGGATCACTCATGTTCTCTTCCGATAGATGAATCTTGTGGTGAACTATCTCGCCCGGCACAATTCTTCCTTCAGCTTTGCAACGTTCGCACAGTCCTCCAACGTGAGTGAAGTATGCTGCTCTGCATTTCTCCCACTTGGAATCCGTATAAAAGATTCTGTCAATGCTTCTCATTGTCTATCCCCTCTCTCTTGATGGGTGAGCCCCAACTGATCAGGTCGAGGCTCGGTCAAGGGGCAAAACTGAAAGATGATTGTGGACAAACAAAAAGGACGGTGAATCTCTTCATCGCCCTCATGTTTTACCCATTAACATAATATCACATTACTTACTCCCTATTGAATCCCCATCGAGTACCTTTTGCAAAGAAGCTATGGCTCGCTTGTGGAGTTCGTACTGACTTCCGATGTTGTCGCAGTCTCTGGCTTCCAGTATCTCTGCCCACGTTTTGTTTTCGATATACCGCATCAGGAGAACTTCTCGCTGCTCTTTGCTTTCGATTCTGCTAATCATAGTCGTAGCTTCATCAATACGTCTGCTCCTCCATTCAATCATCTCAAGCATTTTAGATCTAAGCTTTCCGACAATTTCCATATGTCTGATGGCCTGCATCTCTAAGCCATCTTGTCTGGGTGTTGTCTGCACTCGATCACAGTCGTAATTAATACCGGCTGCATCAATCATGAAGTCGTATTGATCAATAGCCTTCTGCTTGGCTTCGATGAATGCATATGCTTTGCGAATCTCATGGAGATATTCATGTGCATCTCTGTGCATCAGTAATGTTCCTCCTTCCACTTTCTAATCTTCTTGGAGCGGATAATCTCATAGTCCTTTAGTTCCAGTTCGTTTCTGGTCTGCTCCTTGATTGCCTTGTGTTTCTTCTTCCAACCGATGTAGCTCTCGCAATGTTGATGGCATCCGCTCTGTCTGATCTGACATTCCCTGCATGGTGCATCCGATATTCTCAACCCAAGCCTCCTCCTCTCGACTTCTCATACTGCTTGCCCTTAATACCGCATATATCATCAAGCATAATATTGCAAAGGCAAATCCCCCAATGAATCCTAATATGAATGGTATCATGCGTCATCCCTCCTTATCTGCTTCTATGATTGTTGGTGCATATTTCATTTCATCGTACCAATCGCAAAATCCTTTGCTTGTCCCGTCACTTATGATTTTATCAATATCTTTCAGCCTCCCATGTCCTTTAGGAAGCGGCTTGCCATTTCGGATTATATTAATTAAGTCACCCTTTGGCACAAGTACAGCAGAACTATCACCTCTGCAAACTTCATAGTATTGCTCATCGTTCATTTTAATCACTAAATCCATCATCGTTTACCTCCCTTGTACCATCATCCTTAAATTTGTCTGTATAGTTGTGAGAACATATGACGCAAGGTTCATCTTCATCACTTCGGAATTTATATTTGCAGTATTGACAGCCATTTTCATAATTGTGTATTTGTTTCAACTCCAACAACCACTTATATACATTTACAGCTTCTTCTTTGGTTATTAAAGTTTGCTGAATACACTTTGAATGATTCTTGTATCGTTTTATTGCTTCATCAAGTGTCATTCTTCATCCTCACTTTCTGCCTTGTACTTAATCTTCTGAGTAACTGTAAATAGCTTCAATCTCAAAGCTATTAGAGCAACAATCTGGATATAAACCTTGACATACATTCGATAAATACTCGTGTGCCATTTCCTCTGCTTCTTCCTTCGTGTTGCAACAGAAAGATGTCCTAATTTCTATAGTAGCCTCAACTTCCCATTCTTTATCCATATCTATTCCTCACTTTCTGCCTTCTGTTTCGCCCACTCTTCCATAGATTGCTCAAATTCCTTAACCTCTTCTGGGTGGTAATGCCTGTACATGTCACACTGCCATATCTCTTCGCCTCTTGGTGAAGTACACCCCATGTCGGCATCGTTCCATGAGCATTTCAGACAGAATCTTCTGTAATCATCGTCCATTTTGCTCCTCCTGTTTGTATGGTGCATTCCACCAACTATCAAATACTGTTATCTTTGGCGATATAACGTTGTTTGGCTCTAACAAATATGTTGATGCATCTTTAAAATTCCATGTACATTCAAGGTTAGGGAACATTTTCTTAATCACATCTCCGTTAGTCATCTTCACCCTCCAATTTCTGCTTGAGCAAATTCACCGCCTCAAAGCACTTTGTTGCTGAAGATGTGTCAAATGAGGATAGCCAATAAGTAAGCCATATACAACTCTCCCACGAACTATAAGAGATATCACATTTTGTACAAGGATAACAAAAGCCATCGTCTTGTTGACCAAATCTGCATGTTAAACAGTTCTTTTCAAACTCACTCATATTAGCTCTCCTTGTCTGCTTCTATGATTGTTATTCCTAATCGTTTATCTAAACAATCCAATAAATAGTCTAATCCATAAGGAAACCCGCAATTTAATGCTTTCATATCACTTTTTAACCCATCTAAATCAAGTGGTGTGCCATTCCTCATCTTATCAAGTATGCTGAATGGAATATGACCATCTTTCATCAATTGATAGTCTTTATCAGATATATCAATCACTATCTGCATCCTGCACCTCCCCGTCTGCTTCGATGATTGTTGGCGCATGGTCAACAATACAAGAAATATCCATTCGCTCTGCAAAAGATATTTTTTTAGAAGCCTTAAAATCTTCTCTCAAATAATCCGCATCAATCAGCCTTCCGTGACCTTTAGGAAGTGGTGTGCCGTTCATCAACGCATCTTTCATTTCCATACAAGATAATGCCGTCCATTGTTCCAACTCAAAATCTTTCTTTAATCCTTCGGGTATATCAATTACTATCTTCATCTTCTTCGCCTCCGCTCATTTCCGCACCGCAATTTGGACAAAACTTTGTCCTCTCTTCTGTTTCCATTGGTAAGTCGCAGCATGAACAAAAATATCCGTCTATGTTCATCTCTTCGTTTTCTGTTGCTATCCATCGCCCCTCTGGTCTCTGTGGTGTTACGGGCGGTAAATCAAACACCCATTGTAAGTCGGGACACCGCTTTAATGTTCTGCCCTTGCATTCTTCCTTGTAACATTCTTTACTTTCACAGATATGCTCAATAACTGCCTGTCTTCTGATGCAATCCTCGCATGGCTGTTGCATCTGTTTTTCAAGCACTTCCATGTAATTTGCCAAAAACTTACACACTTCTTGTTGTGTTAATGTTCCGTTACTATCACGCATTTCTGTTATTGTTTCTTTCAACTCTTGCCATTGTTCTGTCATTCCTTATCCTCACTTTCGCATTCTATCTTCATATCTACGCATATATTTAACATATTCTTCTTCAAGCATTATCAAGAAGCGTTTCCATAACTTTATAGGATGCCTGTCACTACATGCCAAATTCGGAGCATCTATCAAAAATGTAAAAATATAATCCCTGTCCAATACTAAGTAGAAATTAACATATAATTCGGCTTCATCTCCCTCAATATGTTTTATTGCTTTAGTAGAAAATAAACGTATCTTTTTCATTTCTTATCCTCACTTTCTGATTCACCGTCATGGTCTTCTGAATCTTCACAATCAGATACCATATTGTTAAAGCAACCTCTCAGCAGATTGTATAATCCGTCTGATACTGTGCCACTTTGCCTTAACTCATTAGCTGTGCATTCTATCTCTGTTACTGTTGTTCTTATTTTCATTCCTGTACCTCCATCTCTCCCCAATCCGAATTGAGCAGCCGCTCGTCTGCTTCGTGCTTCTCGATTACTTCAAGGGCAAATCTCAGCCCGTCTATGTATCCTCTGTTGTAATCTATCTCATAGAATGGTGGGATAAATGCCTTGAGCATCTTCTCGTTTCGCTCCTTGGTTTTCTCAATCTCCTGTCTGATTGTCTCCTTCATGCTCCCACTCCCTTCAATCTCTCAATCTCTTCTCGGAGCTTTATGTTGTCATCTGCCAAGCTCCCGACCTCTCTCAGCCTTGTGGCTATCTTTGCAATGTTCAGCTTGATTTTGTACTCCTTCTTCTGAATCTCGGCTGTGGTGTTCTGACAGGTCGGACAAACAGCAATTCCTTGAACTCTGATTGCTTCGTACTCTCTGCCACACCGACAGCATATCCGGTGTCGGATGTCTCTCGGGTCGAGTGCTCCTTCTCTCTTCAGTATCTCGATAACTTCATCAACTGTTTTCAGAGACAGGTCGGATAGAATCTGCACCTGCTCAATCTTGTTTATTGCATGTCTGTATGAATAAGCTATTTCTTCATCGGTCATTCTTCCGCTTCTCCCTCTCCTTCATGAATATGTCATTGAATGTATTTTGCATCTTGTTCTGCTCCATTGATCTGATTGACTCGTTCGGCAAATCCACAATCAAGCATTTTCCTTTTATCCTGTCCGTGATTCGTGTATCGAGTGGAAGGGACATCAAGTCATAGTTGCTTGTGAAGATGGTCGGCTTCAACTCTGAATACCTTGAATCGATGATTTGGAAGAGCTTATCGTCAATCCATTCCTTACCGCTCTTTGCTCCGATATCGTCAATGATGAGAACCCTTGGTTTGATGTAGCTTTCGATTATCTTGTGTTCATTTGTTTCCCTGTCTCCCCATGAGCTTGATATCTCTCCAAGCATTATCGAAGCTGATGCAAATTTGGTTCGGATGCCCTTCTTCGTCAGCTCGTTTGCTATGGTCGAAGCAAGCCTTGATTTTCCACTCCCTCTTGCCTTGCTCCAAAGGTAAAGCCCGAGTCCTTCCTGCTCATACGCTTCAAAAGCAAGGACATACTTCTGAGCATTGTTGCTTGCTATCGATGCAAGGGTCTTGTTCTCGGGTCTCACATAGATATCTGTCATAAAGTTTGTGAACTCTGCCTCTTGGTACATCGAAGGCACAGAGCTGAACCGCTTATTGTTTTTCAATGTCTCACTCATCTTGTTTCTCTGACATGGGCAAGGCTCAACGTATTCATAAGAGCCCGATTCATATCTCTGAGACAGGTCTCTGTCGTTTCCGTCTATGTCCTTAATGGTGATTTTGATGCCTGTTCCTCGGCATATCGGGCATAAGGGCATATTGCCCTCATTGCCCTTGTACCACTCTTCACGTTTTGCCTTTGCATTGTTCATTGCTTCTTTAAGCAAGAATCCGATATCATCCGGCATTGCTTGCCTCCTTCCGTCTTAAATACTTCTTATAGACCTCTTCTTCCGAATAGAGAATGTCATCGGTGATATAGAGAGCATCGTTCCTCTTCTGAAGCACAGGTCTGATTCTCTCCCGAACAAGCTCTCCGTTCTCAAACCACTCTTTCGGCATTCCGTAGAATGGTGGGCTTTGGTCGAATCCGTCTATATCGAAAACAAGTGTTCCTGTTTCCTTCTTCTCTTCATCCTTCAGCGGATACACCGACAGCCATCCATGTTCGATAGCATTGTTGATGAGTGCTATCTTTAGATCAGATGTATCAGCCATCTTGTCGAGCTTCTTGAGGAATAAATCAACCGCCTTATCCGTCATCGGCTTTTTGAGGGCTTTACGATGAGCTATGAAGTCCTTTATCGCTTCATTAAGTGAATTATCCTCTGAATATGTCTTAACGGTCTTCTTAGACCTCACAGGAGCTTCAGCTCCCCTATCTATACTATCCTTACCTATACTATCCTTATCTATACTATACTGTGGCAACCGAGTGGCAACCACTTGGCAACCATTTGGCAACCAAGTGTAAGAACCATTCTCTTTGATGTCTAACTTTGCAAGCTCTTCTTGAAATGCTGTGGGTGTGTATCTGTCTTTTCTGAGGGCATTTGACATTCTCCAATGCTTAATGACTATCACACCGTTGTCGAACTGATATATATATCTTTTTTCAAGCAAAGCTTGTAAATCCTGCACACTTGCGTGAGCCTTAAACATCGATATCGACACTTGGTTTGAGAATCCATCATCATCAGCACTCATCATCAGATGAAGATACAGAGCTTGAGCTGAAGCTGAGAGAGCCATGAAGTTGTCATCATCTGTTACCTTCTTAGTGAACATTCTTCTTTCAGCCATCTTCTTCCCCCTCCATGAAGTCATATATATTCATCTGTCCTGTTATCTGCTTTCCGTACTGATCGAGCCACCAATGAGCAGGGTCTCTCCACGGAATACCGATGTAATCAAGCACTCTGCCCCATCCATAAAGCTCTCCGTTTTCATCCTTGCAACAACGGTGCATCCAAAACTCCCACTCTTTCGGATTCCTCTCATAAAGCCTGTCGAATCGATGTGGTCTTGTTTCAAGCTGAATACCGAATCCGCACATTGAACATCCTGTCCTCTGTTCTCCTGTCGTTCCGTACACATAATCACCGAACTCGTTCTTTTCTTCCGATATGGTAACTTCTCCGTATATCTCTGGAATGTGAACACCTAAATCCACCGCAAGGTGTACGACATCCGAATGATAATAGAATGCAAATGGAGCTGACCTTGCTGTTGTCTTTCCGAAGTAGTTGCATCCATGCTCTTCCAATGCATCAGCTCTCTGACCGCCTTCTGAAGCCATAAGCCCTAAGAATGGAACTGAGTTGTGTTCCTTTGCCCAATTATCACAGGGAGCTTCTTTCAAGTAATAACAGCACTTGTGACTCACCTTGAATCCCTCGGGAGCTTTGTATCCCAATGCTCTTCCTTCTTCATCAAGTCCACCGAACAGATTGAGATATGTCTTCGGTAACTGCATCTTGCTGTTTGTTGCGAAGTGTCCAAGCTCTCCGCACTCACCTGTTATGATTGCATGGCGAACTGTCTTGTTCTTCTCTGTCGGGTTTGCAAGCGTGTCTATCTTGTTTGCTATCTTCTTGGAAAGGACAGGGAATCCTTCTTCCTGCAAGATTCTGACCTTTGACTTCAGAGGCTTAACAACAATGACTCCCATTTCCTTATGAACCTTCTGAATGCTCATGTCTTCAAGAGTTGAAGCCGAAACAAAAGGAATCTGCTCTTCCGAATATCCCATTTCCCGGATGAGATGTCCAAGCACTATCGAATCAAGCCCACCAACCGAAACATGACAATTCAATCCTCTGCTTAATGCTTCATCGTAAAAGTCTCTGATTCTCTGCTCGGACATCCTTCTTTTGATGGAATAAGGAACTCTCTGCTTCTCAAGCATCAGCTCATGAAGATATAATTTATATCTTTTGTAATCTTCCTTTGTTTTGAGATTATCCCTTGTCAATTCAATTTCCATCTTCCACCGCTCCTTTATTTCCAAGGCAAATCGTTTTCAATTCCCTCGGGAACTTTGACGAATCCGTTGTTCTGTTCCTTCGGCTGATCTGATGCCTTGCTCTCACAGAACTCCTGCTCCTCAACAACAACATCTGTTGTATAAACTTTCTGTCCGTCCTTGTTGGTGTAGTTTCCTGTCTGTATCCTTCCGCTGACAGCAATCTTCATGCCTTGGTGAAGATATTTCTCAGCAAACTCCGCATTCTTTCCGAATGCCACACAGCTTATGAAGTCTGCTCCTGCATCCTTGCCTCTTCTGTCAACTGCAAGCGTATATCTTGCTATTGCCATGTTTTCTCCGTTCTGATTCTGTGTGTATCTAACATCCGCATCTCTGGTCAATCGACCTATCAACTCAACCTTATTCATTCCTTTTCTCCCTTCAAAACGTACTTTGCGACATCAACGTCCTTGCCCTTGTGGTTCTTAACGGTCATCATTACTGTCTCGATGTCGTAATCCCATATGTATCTGAGACGATATATCACCGCTGACAGCCTTGTGATGCCGAACAGCTCAAATGCTGTCTTGGAAGTGATACCGCTCTTCTTGTGCCTTTTCATGTATTTCAGAACATCCATTGTCTGCGTATCTTCTCTAATGCTCATATATCCATACCTCCGTCCTTGAATTTTCCTTATCGTAATCAACCCGACTTCCGTCAAATCCTGCCACTATGTTGAAATTGTCATCCTCTATCACCGAATACTTCACCAAGATGTCACACAGAGCTTGAAGCAGGTTCACCAAATCCACTCTTCTGTGTGTCGGCATATAGAACACCGCTCGGATGTTGACAGGTCTGTCTATGGTCTTGATATGAGGCATAAACCAAGCTGCTTCATGCTCATATTCCTTGTATTGCTTTGACGGAATGACCATCAGCTTTCCTGTTTTCGTGTTTCTTATGATTTGGCTGTGATTCTTCTTGCTGATCGGAGCTAATCTGATAACGAAGTGACACAGCTCATTGTTTTTTATCTCAATCAATCTTCATCCTCCTCGATGTAATTCCTTCCGATCAGAGCCATGAACTCTGCTCTTGTGTGATTCTCTTCGTATGCAAGCTGACAGGTCTTCATGAGATATAAGTCCATCAGATGTCCGTCCTTGCCGTGAAGTTTCCTGTGACAATCTCCACAAAGATGAACAACAAAGCCCTCTCTATCGGATATCTGTCTGTTCTTGCCTTTGTATATGTGGTATAGCTCTATGTTTCCCCACCTCTTACACATGAAGCATTCTTCCTCTCGGTCTCCCTTGATTATGCTTTCCATAATGCTTTCATCCTCTCTATTTCGTCCGGTGCCTCGGTCTCGATGCCAAGCTCCTTTGCTTCGCTGATAACTCCATCCAAGAGTCGAGCCATCTGTGCTGAATCCATCTCTGAACTGCCTACAAGCCTCATATAGCTGTTGAACTTGCCATTATGACCGATTAACTTCCAATGTCCTCCGAGCTTGCTGACAGGGATTCTGTCAAGCATCGTGATAGTGATATATCCATCTTCGTCCTTGTCGAAATCCGAATACCGCTGAATCATCAAATCCTGCACTTCTTCTTTGCTCGTTCCGAGCTTTTCAGCTATCTTCGTGCATAAAATCCATTGGTAGGCATTACTGTCAAGGCTTCTCTTCTTTCGGTATTTCTTCAGCTCGATGGAAAGTTCCTGCTCTTTCAATTCGTCATAAACTGTCGGCTGTTCGTCAACCTCAAGTGTTATCTGCCACTTATCACTCCCCCAAGGCTTTGAGGGAGCTGTGGCGAATCTCCCTCTCATTTCTTCTCCTTCTTGGATGCTTCAACCATGTCGTTGAACTGTCGCATCTGAGAGACGGTCATATCCTCAAGTTTGGTGAGCTTGAAATACTCACAGATTTTGTCTTCTTTGAAATCGTTTTTCTCGATTGCTGATCTGACAGCCTTGAGCATCGTTGCTGTGAGTGGTTTCTCTGCTTCTTGCTGAACCATCGCATTCTGTACTTCTTCAGCGGATGCAACAGAACTCTCCGAACCGATGCCGAGCATTCCGAGTGCTCTTCCGACCGCTGATGTCTCACAGTTCTCGATGTAGCTTGTCTTGTTGATGAAGGTTGAACCTTCCTTCTCATAGGCAAGCCCTGTTCCGATTACTCTCTCAGCTCCGTCTGTGTCTCTGAATCCGACTTCTGCTTTGATAACCACAACCCCATCCGTAAGGCTCACAATCTCTGTTCTGATGAAGCCTTCGGGATATAGCTTTCTAAAGGCTTGTATTCTCTGCGGAACTTCCGCATATTGTTTTCCTTTGATGTCTGTGGTCTTTAATTCCTTGTTGACTATCTCCAAATCCTCATATGTCATCTTTCCACCTCCCAAGAACTCTTGTCTCCGTTTGTCCTGTGTTCATCGAAGAGGTCTGCACCGCCTTCGTCACAGATATATATTCCGTTGCAATCAATTCCGATTCCTGCAAGCCATAAGAAGCTGTGCTTCGATAGCTTTGAATAATCGAGCTTTATCTCGACATCTGCTTCAAGCTCCTCATCATCCAATGTCTGTAAGAAGTCAATCATCTCTCTGCCTGTCATCTTGCACCTCCTACCATGAATGAAAATGCTATCGTGATGCATCCGAGGAGTCCTGTCACGATACCGCTCCATAGATCAGATATGTGCCATGCTGAGATAAGTGTTGTTATCACAAGCAAAAATGTGATATACTCAGCCTGTCTCAATGAGAGAGTTAAACCTCTCTTGTTTGCCTCAGAAGCTCCACCTTCTGAGGCTTTTTTAATGTCATTCATCTTTGCTCTCCTCCAATGCCTCCATAGTCCATGCTGTGCCTTCATCTCCATATGCTGTGTCGTTGATAATTCCTGTTATCTTTCTGAGTGGTAAAGTCTGACCGCTTACTGCAAGAAGCTTTCTCACTTCTTCCTTGTCCGTCTCATAATCCAATTCGTAATATCCGTTATCGACAACAATTCCCTGCTCTTCACCTTTGCACTTCATCTCGCAAAGAACTCTCTGCCCTGCTTTAACACTATGTTCGCACTGATACATCCACACCTTGTTTGCTCCCTCTGCAAATTTCACGAAAACAATGTGTAAGTGGTTTTTTGGTTCGTTCATCTTCCATTCCTCCTATTCGTATACAAGTATTTCTGCTGACCTTATCCCGAAATTGATGCAAGCTCCCACATCTCCGAGATATATGTCACATCTTGAGCCGATACCGCATCGGTCATTCACAACGAAGTCTCCATATCCGGCTATGTGGATTCTCGTTCCGAGTGGCAAATGATTGAATGCCACTCCTCCGACATAAGGCATACAACCCGATGCTGTCGCATTTCCTGTCCACTCATAAGCCGATAATGTCCATACTCCGATGCTTCTCATGTTCCCTGTCGGTGATGCTCCCGACCATACTAAAGAAGCCTGTTGCCTTTTGGCTCTTGCCTGTCTTCTTCGCTCTAATCTTTTTTTAGCTCTTCTCTCAGCTCCGTCTCAGTCTGCTCTGCCTTCCGCTGATACCTTGTGAATGCCTTATTTGTTGCTGAGGAAACCTGCTTCTGCTTCTCAATCTGATCTGCTTGGCTGTCGAGCTGTGCCTGTTGGTCTTCAAAACCGCTCTGCATTTCGTCTTTTACTCCCTCGATGTATAGGGATAAGCTGTCAATCTGTGCCTGTTGGCTTGATGCCTGTTGAGATGTGCCTCTCTCAAGCTCTGTGAGCCTCGTCTGCGTGTTTCTGAGCTGAAAAGCCATAACACATAAGGCTATAAGTAATAAGCCGATTATGAGGGCTTCTCCAAGCTCCTTATTCGTTATTCTGTTGTCTTCCACTTCATCCTCCTTTTTCTGAGCAGGAAGTCTTCAAAATCTTCCTTGCTTACTCTTACTTTCCCGACCTGCATCACTCCGTTTGGATATAGTCCGCTTCTTTCCATCTCGGTCACTCTCCGCTCGATGGTCTTCTGGGAACATCCGAACATCGATGCAAGCTCTCTTTTAGTCAGATACATCTCCCACCTCCTATGTTAACTTTCAGTAAACATTCGGGATAAAAAAATATCATCCCTCTGCTTAGCTGTGAGGTGTAGAATGTCTCCGAGCTTCACAATCTCCGATGCTGTGCACTCAGAACCGCCAAGAATACTATATACTCTTGTCCTTGAACAGCCCATTTTTTCGGCTATTGCTGTGATGGTGATGCCCGAATCATCAATAACCTTCTTGAGTCTTTCGGTATCTGTCATCTTGTTCCTCCTTCCTGTTTTTGTTTACTGTGAGTAACCCTCACAAGTGACACTATACTCCTTTATATGTTTACTGTCAAACACTTTTTTGTTGTTCGGTAAAAACATTTATGTTATATTAGTAAACACCACTAAGGAAGGGAGGGAAAACGATGTTGAAATTATATGAGAACATCAAGAAGTACAGAAAATTGAAGGGAATGTCACAAAGCGAACTTGCTAAGAAAACAGGATATTCAAGTCGGAGTGCCATATCTCGGATTGAAAATGGAGATATTGACCTCCCACAGAGCAAGATATTGCTTTTTGCTGAAGCTCTCGGAGTTGATGTTGGAGAGCTGATGGGAGATACATCTTATAATGAATCTATAAATGCGACTATCGATCAGATGGATTCTAAGCAAAGGGATAGATTACTCGCCTATGCTCGCTTTCTTTTGACGAATGAGGAGGGATAATATGTGGATAGAGAAGACAAAGAAGGGGCTGAGACTCTGTGATCGGTACAAGGGAGCGGATGGAAAGATACACAAGGCAAGCGTTGAACTTCTCAGAGATACCCCACAAGCTCGGAGGAAGGCTCAAGAAGAGCTTTTAAAAAGAATCTCGGATAAATCTACCCTAACAAGTAAAGTGGGCTTAAATCGGCTTATAGAGGCTTATATTTCTCAGAAGGATATCAAGCCATCGACTCGGAAGAATTATGAGATTTCTTTCGGACAGATTGTTGACATACTCGGAGATATCACAGCAAGCTCTCTGACCGCTCCATATGCCCTCAGAAGGCTCTCTGAGAGTGGCAAGGCACAATCTACCATCAACAGATATATAATGCTCTTAAATGGGCTTTTAGAGTGGTCATTTCAATTCGGATACATAGAGAAGGCTGTTCGGATTCCGTATGTTCGGGAGAAGGCGAAGAAGAAGGATGCCGAATATCTTGAAGCGGATGAGCTGAAATCAGTTTTAGATCAGATGCAAGGAACAATGCCGGGATATCTGTGTCAGTTTCTTGCACTCACAGGATGCCGAATCGGAGAAGCATCGGCTCTGACATGGGCTGATATCGATGACAAGTACATCCACATCACGAAGGCATACAAGCCCGAGAATGGTGTTTCCACTCCCAAGACAGAAACATCAGTGAGGGACATCTTCATTCAGCCCGAGCTTCGCACGTTCTTGAGAGAGTTTCGCAAGTGGAGATTAATTCACATGACAGCCTATGGAATAAGAACCGACCTGCTTTTCTTCACTCTGAGAGGGAATCACTACACACCATCGAATCTGTGGCTGTCTCTGAGTCATGTCGATTGTCCGAAACATTTACATCCGCATATCTTCCGGCATACCCACACAGCTCTTCTTGCTGAACAGGGAATGTCATTGGAATCGATAGCACGAAGGCTCGGACACAGCTCATCAGATGTCACGAAACAGATATATTTCCATGTTACCGAGAAGCTGAAGGCAAGGGATGAAGAGGCAATGAGCAGGGTCTCAATATTATGAAATGCCCCACAACTGCACCAAAGAAGCCCGAAGGTCTTATCCCCTCGGGCTTTTGTCATTATGTTTACATTAATTCTGCGTAAATAGTCAATCAGTCTCATATTCTGTCAAATGCCCTAATATCAAGGCTTTTCGGGATTCGGTCTGTTGGGATGTTCCGGTCAGATCAGATATTTCTGCCCCATTTCTGCCCCACAGATGCCCCACAAAAAAAGCCCCGACCTGCACGAAGCAAAGCCGAGGCTAATTGATATAAGGTACGAGGATAACCTTATACTTCCACTATGAATGCATCCTTGAAGCCGAGGTCAACAAGTTTGTCCCTCTGCCTCTCTGCGTTTTCTTTTGCTGCGAAAGCTCCTGTCTGTACCTTGTAGAGCTTTCCCGAAGCACCGCCCATCTTCTCGATGATGTCTCTCTCGATTGAACCGTCTTCGTGCTTTCCGATCAGATAAGCCCCACAGCAATCTGTGTTCTGAAACATCCGGTGAATGGTGAGAGTGCCTGTTTTCTCTCCATTGTAGTGAGGATTGATTCCGTACCTCTGACAGATATCAGCACAGAGAGCTATGCAAGCCTTGTATGCCTTATCTGATACCGTCCAATTAGGAGCACCGCTGTTGTTAGCCACTTCGATTGTTATTGCGGAGTGGTCATTCTCACGACTTCCGCTTGTCCATGCTCTGCGGTCTTCGCTAACACCTGCACAGATAGTCCCATCTGAACCGATGTAGTAATTTGCAGAAGATGTTGCTGTGTTCATGTGCATCTTGGCACATTCTACCGCTCCGAGGTTTCCTGCCATGTGATGTATGGTAATTCGACAGACTTTCTGATTCCTCGGGTTACTGTTTCTCGTTCCGAAGTCAACGACTTCTGTTGCTAGATCAGATTTAACCATGATTACTCCTCCTTATACTCGGGCATACCGACCGCCACGGAAGTGAGGAGAGAGACAAGCCCTCCCATCACTCCTGCGGAAATGGCAAGCAGCCAATTCACATCATGTAAAAATGTGGCTGATGTTCCGATGTAAGAGAGCATAGCCTGTGCAATGGTTCGGATAGCTCTACCGAGAGCCATGCTCCACCACTTCTTATCCTTTATCCACTCCATGTTTAACCTCCTCTCTTAACTCATCAATACGCATGAAAGCTGTCTTGAGGTCGTTCTCAACAACGGACAGTCTCTTGTCCATGTCAATCAAAGCTGTGTTCAGAGCCTTGATGTCGTTGCGTGTTTCGTTGGTGATAGTACATACTTGGTCTAACTTGATGTTGGCTTTCAGAAGGGATTCCTTCAGAGCCTCAAGTTTCATGTCCTGTTCCTGCTTGTCCTTCATGCTGTCTCTCCTGCTGTTCCTCAAGAATGTCAATATACTAACTATCAACGCTATGAAGGTCAGAGACCAAGGAATGATATACGTCCACATAGTCTTGCCCCCCTTAACTGAATCTCAATATATATGTAACCTTCATCATCTTCGATGCATCTTTGACCTTCGGGCTGTCGAGGTTGAAGATTGTTGCGATATACCCATAATCACGGTACAAGGCATTACCTGTAAACATCATAAGAGGATTATCAGCAAGATATCCCTGTGTTCCGAGATATACTCCGTTGGTCGGGCAAGCCTTTTCTGCCACTACGTCATATCTCCAACCATTACCGCTGTGCCATGTGAATATGTCCGTATCCTGCATAAAGATGTATCTGTTGTTGTAGTCCGTTGTTCCTGTCGGAGCATCTGACATTTCAACAGCATTCGCAAGGTTTGCCTTCTCAACCGCTGTGTTTCCGATGATAACCCACTTGTCGGATATACCCCCGAGATAGTTTGCTCCGTCACTATCGGGGAGTGCTGTTATCCCTGTGTTCGTTGGTGTAAGTGCTATTGCTGAGACCGTGCCTGTTGCCATGTCGTAATCCACCGCATACCAAGGATTACTGTCTGAGAAGTATTCTTTCCAATACGCACCAATATAGCTGTTCTCGCTTGCCATAATGAGCATATAAGTGTGCGTGCCCTTCTGAGATATAATCCTCATGGCATCATATCTTCCGTATGTTGTGGCACTTCCGTCTCCTGCTCTGAGGTTCTGAATCGTTGAAGGAATGTTGACTTCGATTTCATCAATCAGCCTTGCGGTCATGGTGTCTCGCACATCAACCTGCGTGTATGGGAAGTCGTAACGCTTAATAGTCCACTTCGTAACACCTGCGACAGCCTGCAAACAATAGAGCTTGTTGTCGTAGTAGCCGAGTGGGATTCCACTATAACCGCTGATGCCTGTTACTGAGTTGTAATTTCCTGCCGAGAATGAATTTCCCTTTGATGTGAGGCTCTTGTTTCCGATTCCTGCCATTCCTGCAAAGATGGAAGTAAGGCATACAGAACCGATTGTTCCGTTGCCCTGTGAGGTTGAGAAGTCCCATACCATCTTGAGAGAGCCATCATTCTGCCAACCGCTCTCCACATCGTTATACGTTCCAAGCTCTGTCGGATTGGTGTTGTTTGAAACGTCCCTTGCTCCGTTGGCTGTCATTCCTATTCCGCTTGGTACTCTGACTATCTCTGCATTTTCCTCAATAGCTGTGTCAAGGCACATCATTCCACCCAAGAGGTAATAGAGCATATTCGAATTGATGTAGCTTGCATTGAAGGCTGAGCGGTTTGTGATTCCACCTTTTTTGAAGAAATACTCAAGAGCCTTTGTTACCATGTTGTCATGCTCAATGGTCTCAACCTTGCCTGTGTTTACATCGGTCAATTCGATTTTACAATGGCCTTTGAAAGCCTTGAGGTCGATGGAATCATCGATCCCAAGAGCCTTGAATTTATCCTGTGCTATCATGGATTATTCCTCCGTTGTTTCCTCTGTCGGTTCGGGTGTCGGCTGTGTGTCCTTTTCGTAGCTGTCATACTTGAGGATTCTTCCGTCCTCGTCCATAAGCTCGCATACAATCTTTCGGATATTGGTGTCGTTAATTGATGCCCTCATTGAGCCATGAAAAGCAACGTGAGCTTTTTCCTTGTCATCGTAATTCTGTATCTGTGAATTGACTACTCCGTCCCATGTGTGCTGAAAGTATAAAAGTCTCATTATTGTGTACCTCCTTAATCTGTGGTCTTTGTATATCTTGCTGTATAGAATATCATACGACCGCTATAATCACTCGAACCAAAGTAGAATGATATTCCGCTCGATGTATGCTCATCGAATACAACTGAAGCCCCCGAATACCAATATGTATAGCTTCTCATTCCTCTCCCACCGAAACTATACTCGTTTGATATTACTTGGTCGAGGTCTGCCATTGCTGTGTTCGGGAAGATATATCCTCCGCTCTGACTTGGAATTGTGAGCCACCATGACTTTTCATACAACGGCTTGATTGTTCCGTTATTCATTTCGACCGTTCCGACAACCTTCTCTGTTGTGGAGTAGTTAATTCCGCTACTACTTCCACCGCCTCCATCTTCAAGCTCAAACACCGTCCCCTCGATGCCGAGCTTCTTGAGTGTCGCTGTCGGTGTTCCTGTCGGGTTTGGCTGTATCGGTGCTGATGCCTTGACGTATACTATGTCAATGTCTCCTGTGTCGGCTGATATGTTATTCTGACCTAATAGGCTGTTGACTTCCTGCGGTGTTAACTGTACGGTCTGAGGTGTGGCAAGCGTGTAGACTATCTGTAATCCTGCATATTCACTTTTGAAATTAGCAAGTGATGCACTCTTTGCATATACTCTCACGGGGTAAATGTTCGGGCTTGCTCCCGTGTTCGTTGAAAAGCACGGAGTTGTCGAACTCCAACCCGACTGATTTTGCTCAAGCATATTTGATATAGCTTCTCCGCTTGTGGCTTGTGGTTCTGTTGATGGTATCTGAAAATAGTTCAAGCCACCACCAGATGCTCCACCTCCCATCACTGTAAAATCATTTTCGGTTACAATTCTCTTTGTAACCGTCAGCTCTCCTGTCAATACGTTAAGTATTCCGCCGTAATAAGTATTTCCAAGCTGAATAATCACATTAAGCCCCTGTGATGGGTCACTTGTTGGGCTTACATTGATTTTTACGGAACTATGCCCGCTTATCGGGCATATATTGGAATATGGCTCAAAAGATGCATCCGCTTCGCTTGATAATCTAAGCATTGGTCGAAAAACTACGTTATCAAATGTATTTCCACTGTTGGTATATATGTAAGCCCCACCAAATGAGCCATTACATGTATAGTTAACTGCCGTTTGTGTTTTTGTGGCAATAACCACGGCGTTAGGATTGTTTATGGAAACCCACAAACCATCTTTATCAACTGTTTCTTGAATACTCCAAATGTATGAACCACTTGGGATCGTTAAATTGCTGGCTGTTAAATAGAAAGCAAATGCGGCATTGGTCGTTCCGTTATATTTAAAACCTGTGATATTACCGTCTGTATCTGTAAGAACCGACACAACCACATTATTAATGGTGTAGTTGTTCCCCGTCCATGTGCCGTTTATGTTTATTGCTTTAATATCTGTAATATTAAAGGGGCATTTATTCTTCCCTGCACCTCCTGCCCACGGCTTATCATATCCGTGTAAATCCTGCTTCGGAACTATCTCTACGATGCACTTTGCAAGCTCTGCCGATGCTCCGTCTGAAAACGAGACAACAGCTCCGTTTCCCTCTCCGAGAATGTCAAGCTCTGCCGAACCACCTCCTCCGCTCTCTGAGGCTGTCGTTCGCTCCCACTTTGAACCGTCCCACGCACCTGTTGTCGGGCTGATGCACTTGTACATTAAAAGCTCATACATTACCACATCACCCTCGGCATAGGTCTGTGTGCTGTCGTAAGCAGGTGCAAGGCTTATCTGAGAGCTGTGCATTACTTCATCAATCTTATTCATATTGGAGTTAACCACTCCGATATCAGCCTGCTCTGCGTATGTCGGCTTCGTAAGCTGATAGTTGTCTGTATATGTTGCCATAAATCCTCCTTCTTAGTGAGTTTTCCGTCCTATTTCCACTAAAAATCACTAACTTAGTGAGTTTATTACCAAACGTGTTCGTCAAGCACATCTCCCCAAAGGTCTGTCTGTATATCTCCCCAAGTAAAGCCTTCGAAATAGAGTGATGTCTTGTCGATATATACGCTGTCCTCAAAAGGTGCTACCTCTATGCTGTCATCAACAGGGATTGCTCCGATGGTATCCTCTGCCTGTATGTCAATCCACTCAACGAGCTCAAGCTCTGCTTCGTCGGTGAATGGTGCAAGGCTGATAGAATCATCAATCGGAATCGCACTGATTCTGTCTTCCGCATCGATGTATCCATCCCATTTATCGGATGCAACAAGCCCCTGTCCCCATATCGTGCCTCGGGCATTCTCTATCGGAACAACCAACGTTCCTCCGACCGAATTGAGATATACCTGCCACCGATACAAGGTATTCGGCTCGACATCTATCACATAGTAAAGGTTGATGATATGCTTTCCGTCCTCTGACCATGTTTCCGTTGGCTGATAGTCAAGAATCTCAGCTCCATCGAGGAAGTATCTGATGTTGGCTTCAACCTCATCGAGAGTCACATCCGCATCGACCAAGATTTCGCCTTGGAATGTGACTTGTCTTGACTCCTGTGTGGTGAATCGGAGATTCATGATGCTCTGCGTTTCTCCGTCTCCGACAGTGATCTGATCTGCATTCTTAAATGTGTAAAATTGAATGGAGCTCTTATCTACTCTTGAGAGAAGCCCTGCAATGTCTTTGTCGGTCTTGTTCTGTGCTGTCGCAAGTGCAGGATTCTGACCGAAGCCTTCCACCTGATAACCGGTACTGTAGTTGTACTCAAACCACATGATGCAGCAATATGAATCCCCGGCTATTCCGGAATTATTCCTGATCACATCTCCCAGATCATACGCAGGCGTGTTCAAGTATCCTGTTTTGAATGGAGTATATGCAATCTTTCTCAGACCGCCCAGGATTCCTCGTGCCATCTGCTTTTTAGTAGTCAGAGTTCCGTACTGCATAAACGGATTAGCTCCGAGATTGTAAGTCAACTTATCGTCTACATCTTCAGAAACATAAATGTATTCCTGAGAGTCTATGTCCGTGAATCCTACTCCCGTGTATTCCGTAACAAAGTCTGAAAACGAACCTCCCTCTATTCTTGCCTGATCTGTGGCTATCATCACGAAATCGTTCTTATCCGGGTAACTTCTTAGATAAAGGCTGCCATCTCTTCCGATCGTAGCAAAAGTACATAGCAGCTGTGCCAACCAGAACACTACATCTCTGTACGTCTGACAGTCATTTTCGGAATACAGAGCAATTGACTGAGTTCCATTCGGTAAAGCCCTGATCTGAGCTTCTGTCATTCCAAGAGTCACACCGCAGTCCTGGCAAAGCATCGCCAGAATTGAATAAGCAGTTCCGATCGTTGATGAAAGGTTGAAATCTTTATCGAATTTCAACATATTGTCATATGCTACAATCTGGACTCCATCCTCAGTGTGGTTAGCTTCTGCAACTGTGAATACTCCGAGTGGAACGAACTCATAACCATTTTCTGTATGCATTCCTTCAGAAGCTGTTATCACAGCCCCTTCCCAGGAACCACGTTCAACAGTTCCGTTCTTGATTGTCATCTTTAACTCTGCACAATACACAGATCCGATCTGAACAGTATCTCCCTCAGAACATTGGTTCGTTATAGTAAAGGAGCCACCTACGACAACATTTGCATCGTAAGTGACTCCGTCTATGCTTATATTAAGTTTATAGTCTTGGACTGGATGCCCAAGAG